CGAACCTGCTAGAGCAGGATACACCAAGATCTTTGACAGAGCAGCCAAAAGCTACAGAATCTTCATCCCCGCCAAGCTGACAGACAATCAGTTCTTGATGCAGGCGGACCCTAACTACATCAACAGACTCCAACTTCTACCACTTGCGGAACGTAAGGCCAAGCTCGAAGGTGACTGGTGGACATTCACCGGCCAAGTCTTTGATGAGTACAGATTCGAGCACTTTGCTGGGGAACCCAATAACGCTTTACATTTGATAGATCGCTTTGATATACCGTCATATTGGCCTCGTATAGTTGGGATTGATTGGGGCCACGCTGCAATGACCTGGATAGGCTGGGCAGCAATCGCACCAAACGGGCAGACATTCATTTATAGGCAATACGGACAGAAGAATCGCAAGATTGTTGAGTGGGCTTCTGACTTCGTCAGATTGTCACAAGACGAAATTATAGATTCAGTTGTTATTGATCCCTCTGCGAAGCGACGTGAAGGGGATCTTAAGTCAATTCTTCAACAATTCAGTGATGTTTTGAACCCCCCTAGTCTAGAGGCTAGGTTCAAGATCACATTGGCAGACAATGATCGCATTAGCGGTAAGATGCTAATGCATGAATATCTCAGGTGGAAGCCAAAACCACCCAGAATCATACCAAAAGAAGGATTCAACGTTGAGACTGGTGCGCGAATCTTCAGAATTTATGGAGAAAAAGCATTCCGGGAGTACTCATCCCTCTTTGAGCCAGAAAAGCCAGAGACGAATCTCCCGAAACTCCAGATCTTCAGAGACTCACGTATGTACGTGGAGAAGGATCTCGGAGCGCTCGAAGACGTTCTCCCGCTCTGCATCTATGACGACACCCGAATGGAAGACGTCATGGAGTTCGATGGCGATGACCCGTACGACGGGTGTCGCTATCTTGTAAAAGAGATACATCGCTGGATTGAGCAGAGTGTTACAGTATCAGAGGACCGGGAAAGACTTAATTCTGTCCTCCAATATTTACAAGAGACCGGTAACATGACGGGTTTCTACCGAAAAATGGAGAAACTCGAAAGAGATAAGAGACATAATGATAGACCAGTCAAGTTATTTCACAAGAGACCAAGAAGGAGTCGTTACCCTTACTATGTCGCCCACTAATACATCTTGTATTATCTCAAAATTTGCACCAAGTAAGAATGGAAGGACATATTTCAGGCCGCTAAAGGGCTCTGGAAAGAAAGTTTGTGAGGCTCGCTACATTTTAGAGCAAACTTTTGGTCGTCCTATAAGGGAGGGCTATCAAGCACAGCATCATTGCGATGTGATGAACTGTATAAATCCAGATCATATCTACGAAGGCACACAGAGACAGAATGTCCGGGATGCGTGGCGTCGGGGTAGAGCAAAGAGTAACTTTCGTTGAGGTAAACATGCTGATCATCATCGTCCTCCTGATTCTGTTAATCGGCATTGGACCATGGTATCCATACAGTCGTAGCTGGGGATACAGCCCAATAGGACTTCTCTTACTAATCCTCATCCTGTATCTTTTGTTCGGTCGTGGGAGACTCTAAATTGCTTGAGTGGTTCAAGAGTCTCTTCGTTCGTACGTATACTCTTCCACAGTCCTGTGCTGGTTGTGTCGCACACAGGATGCACATCGAGGACTTGCAGAACCTTCTCAAGTCAGAAAGAGAAAGTTATGCAAGTCTACTTGCGATGGTCGTTCCTGGGGCGCGCCAGACTCCTGCTCAGACTGAACAGCCTGACGCTGAGATGAAACCACTCAGAAACAATCTTTCTATATCTCAGCTGAGAAGACTAGCAGAGCAGAAGGAACGCGAAACACATCCCAACGCTAACAAGGAATATTGGGAGCGCGTGCAGGCCGACTACGACAAAGCTGGGAAACTTCCTACAGTTGAAGTAAATGGCTGAGGGGAATAGAGATTACGGTCTATATGACCGAGCGATTCGCGCACTTACGGGTGCGCGTGACTGGTGGTCTGAGCAAAGCGATCCTAATCGTCCTCGCAAACGTAATGCTACTGACGTCAATCTTCCTGTTGAAACTCCGCCAAAACCTTGGTATGAGAGGATTCCTACACTTGAGTCAGTTGGCGAACAGGTAGGTAAAGCTGCAGTCCCTTCAGTCAAGCAGACTGTAAAGCAGGCCGGTGGTAAAGTTGCTGGCGTTCTTGGTGCATCTGAGGAGAGTGCAGGTCGTGCATTCGGTACATTGATGGATGTCACTGACCCAAGGAACACAGGCTCTGAAAAGAAGCCTATGTCCGATGTAGCCTGGGAAGCTGCTAAAGGTCTCAAGTCAGGATACGAGAAGCCGTTCGGAACGACTACTAACGTCGGTGAGGAATTCTTCAAACGCGCGCCTGCTGAGAGTCTAGGTATCACTCCGGTTGGTGAGCAAGTTCTGAGATTTGGAGCTAACGCTGTCGCTGACCCAACGAACCTCATTCCTGGTCATATTCAAGCTGCTGGTCTAGGTGCGGCCCTTGGTGCAGGACCAGAAGCTGCACACATGATGTCGTGGCTTCCTCCGAATCTATTCAAGAAAGCTCGAAACATTGAAGGATTCACGACTCAGTTAGGTTCTGGATCACATGCTGAGAAGATCCTTAAGGAAGGGTTTGGAATTCCTGATAGTAGTGACATCCTAGGTCGCTGGGGTCATGGAAGTTCATATAGTCCTGCTACCGCAAAGGCGGCAAAGAAGGCAGGCAAAGCTCCAGTAGGTACGTCAAATAGAAGTTACACTGGTAGCTCATATGCTAAGTACATGCCTATTGACTTTGGACCTGAAGTCAAGGTTCTCGATACAGTAGATGTTCCAGTTCCAAGGGAAGATATTGACGTAATTCTTAAGACTCTTCATCCAGTTAAGGATAAGAATAAGATCGAAGCCATCGAGGCGGCTTGGCAAGATCAGGCCAAGTATGTCATGGAACATTCAGACGTCAGGTCTGGAAAGATTCCTGTCGAGAAACTCGCACAACATTATAAACAAATCAAACAAGATCCAGTAGCTCTGGATTCTGTGCGGCGCCTGAATCGTCTCCTCGGCGAAGGTGGAACGACTTACGGCGCAGATTTTGGTACAGGTGCAAGCGGAAGTTATGCTAAGGGACAGTCACCACTTAATCAGCCAAGTCAGACAGTAGAGTTCGGTGCAATCCATTACCCGGATTATAACACTTCAGGCAATTATCCGTCGATAGCATTTGATCCACGGCAGACTCGTTTTGCTCCAATAGGTTCTAACGTAGATCCTGCTAAGACACCTTGGCAGCAGGGTAAGCTCGCGCCTCCCAATACACCGAATCCTAAAGGTGGATACTACTCAGGTTTGATGCCTCCTGATGTACCAGGTGGAGTGTCCAAGCCTGTTCCTGGTCAACCAATAACTCTACCTGATGTTCCAGTTCCTCAGACTCCTCAGCAGATTCAAGAGGCGAAGTGGGCGGCCGAGAACGCCAATCCTCCTAAGATCAAACCAAAGAAGCCTAAGGTCTATCCTGCTGAAGGTCCGACCTATGAGGGTCAGCCTATCTCGACATACGAGCAAGGGACTCTCAAAGAACTAGCTGCGGTTGGCAGACCTCTTGATAAGATACAGACAAAGAAACTCGCTGCTATTCAGCAGTATGAATCTGGTCGAGTTCCTGAGGTTACTCCTCCAGTTCCAACTTCTGTCGCTACACCAATAAATACATCTCTACCTGTCTATCAGCAAATCGCTGACTTCCAAACGGCGATGTATCATGCTGAAGGTAATTATCCAAGTCAAGAAGCTGCACAGATTATTAAGCAGACTTTTGATAGTATGAGTCCTGCTGGACAAGAGAGTTGGTTAAAGCATAACAAACAAGCTGCTGAGAATTGGAACTTGGGATCTATTCCTGAAGCTCCAGGTCTGACTCCAGAGCAGTGGGATCAAGTTGCAAAACTTGAGAGTCAAGGACATTCTGAAGATGAAGCCATCGATTTCGTAAAGGGCGGTCATGTTCCGAGTGATTACTTTAACTCTATTCCAACTGTATCTGAGTTTGAACCACAGGACGCGCTCCACCAACCCCAGACTCAGGCAACGATGGAGCAGCACTGGAAGGATATACAAAGTATCTACGAAACACATAATGTTCCTCCTGCATGGGGAAATGATCTAGAAGAATTCTTTGGAACTCTAAGTAACAATCCAGATCTGAGTCCTGCTGAGGTGCATCAGAATATGATCATCGCAGCAGAGAACGCTGGCTATCCTGGAGCGGCTGACGAGATCAGGGAACTCTGGGAACTGAAGAAGAATCCTGCTCTGCCCGAGGGTATAACAGGATTCAGTGACCAAGAAGTCGGGCTAGGGAATAAACTAGGTGATGTGCATCCTATGGATGCATTGACTCAGAGTGAAGGTCACGCATTACAATCCTTCATAAACGATTTCGAGAATCCAGAATCTTTTGATGCTGACATCATGGAGATGTGGGGTGATCTTCCCGCTCACATGAAGCAGGCATTCAAAGAATCACGTCCTGACCTGTTCGATGACCTGCAGCAAATGAATATGCCGGGTTATCCTATGGGTGGAGGACCTGGAAAAATTCAGGCTGGTAAGGCGACAATTCCAAAGACTCTCACTGCTAAGACGTCTATGGATGTAGATCATTTCTTAGATAGGATGGTCAATGCGGATGAAACTTCAGAGGTATATGATGCCTGGAAGGCTCTGTCGCCACAGGATCAAATCTACGTTAAGAATGCTCATCCTTACGAATACAAAACAGCTCTAGATATACAAGACACAATCGAGCATGAGAATAGCTGGCTTGCTGGAGAGCAAGGTGACGTTGAGGATTGGTCTGATGAAATAGGTAAACTTCCTCCTGTCGAGCCTCCTCCTGCTCTTGGTCCAATGGGCAAAGAATCCATTGGAGTCCTTGATGCTGAGGGTAGCTTAGACTACCTAAAGAATACTTATCCAGAGGTTGCAGAGAACTTTGGTAAGCACAGTGGGACAGAGATGGGTAGCATCGAATCCCATACAAAGGATGTGCTCAAGCAGTGGAAGACTCAGCTAACCCCACAGGAATTTCAAGATATCTCCCAGCGGTCTGGGATAGATGTAGAAGCCTTAATGAATGTCGCGCTTCCGTTGCACGACATTGGAAAGCCACAAGCTATAGCTGCTGGCGACAAGACTATGCAGCATTCACATACTGTTCCTATCATGCGGGACATTCTACAGAAGGAAGGATTTGATCCGGAAGATATTGAGCTTGCTACGGAACTTTTCAATCACGACATGATTGGTGGGCTTCTTCAAGGATCGAGTAAGTATACACCTCAGCAAGTTGCAGATGAGCTTGTGAAGAAGGCTGAAAAGGTCGGTTTAGACCCTTCTGACTTTGCTAAGTTACAGCTCGCATTCTTTCAGGCAGACGCTTCATCATACCCATTCGTCACGCAATACATGAAGCAACAGCCGAATGGCGGCTGGATATCAGGCAGTCCTAAAGTTAAGCCCATCGAGGATTTGATTCAAGGTCCTACTAATATTAAGAGCGCGGCTCCTGCTGTCGATAACACTTATAAGATCAAAGTTCCTGACGCCGAAGATATGCTCGGTGGCACAAAGAGCAAATCAATTTACAGTAAGGGTGGTCAGGACTATCTGTTCAAAGAGGCCAACCCACCTTACTTTGCAGACCAAGAGGTATCTGCAAACAAGATCGCTAACCTCTCGGGTCTACATCCTATCAAGATAGAGAAGATGGATATGGGTGGTAAGACAGGGACGATGCAGGCCGCTGTTGGAAACAACATGAATTGGCCGACACTCAAAGAGGTAGACCTCACAACGCTCACTGCAGAGGAACTTCGAGACATAATCAGAAATCACCCTGTTGACTGGCTCACAGGAAACATGGATGCTCACGGGGCGCAGTTTCTGCGCACTCCTAATGGTATCGTCGAGATTGATCGAGGCCGAGCATTCAAGAGCTACCAGGGTAACAAACTCCATGAGGACTACAATCCACAAGGTGGTCCAGGATTTTACGATCAGGTCTACAACGACATGATCAAGCTCTATAAGAAGGGCAAGTTACCTCAGCTAACTGAAGGTGACATTAGCTCTGCTCTTGAGCAAACAATTTTTAAGATGAATCAAAATCAAATCCCAATCATGCAGGAGATCCATGCAGGTCTAGATCGTAGCAAACAGGGGCATCTTGATACCCTTGCAAATACTCGCATGGCGAATCTTCGAAAAGAC